GTTGATACCGGCTTGAGTACTTTCAAGCACTAGCCGGATCTCAGCGCTCCAAAATGTGAGAGAGACACGCTCTGAATACAGCCGCTGCCATGGCTGGTAGGTTGTGCCATCAAAACTCAGCCGCACTTCAACATATGTACTAGCGCCATCGAGTAGACCACCTTCAACAGCCTCGCTGCTCGAATCGAATAGGCCCGGTATCGAATCCCATAGTTCGTTCTCATTGAAGATTGAAGTTCGCCTGTTGAGGTCAAGGACCACGCTGCTGAGTCTGCCAAAGCTGATCACGCCAAAGCCTGACGCATAGGTGCCGGTGGCTGACACATTAGGAAATCCGTCAGATGTCCAAAATAATTTAAGGTCATCGTTGGTGTTCAAAAATGTATCCACCATGTCCCCGTCCCACGGTTCTTGGGAACTGTCAGGATCTGAATCGCTATATTCGAGTAATAGGTTCAGATCATTAGGTAGGCTCGCAGCGACGATCTCTAAGCTCGCAGAAGCCGCACTAATTCGATTCTCTGAGTTGCGAGCCACTATCTGATAGATGCCCGCCTTAGCCGGTAGGCGCACACTGCTAGCGTTGCCGGGGATGTCCCCGCCGACAAATACGCCATTATTGAAGTTAAAAGTCCCTTCTCCTGGGGGTAGATATTTTATGAGATAGTTGCCAGCATTCACCACATCCACGTCTTCAACAACCTGCCAATTCAGTACAAGCTGCCTACCCTCCACTGAATAAGAAAACCCGGTTACGGTGCTCGGCTGCGGGGGGTTGCTGATGACTTCGATAGTCAAGCCCGTGAATGGGGAACGCTTGCCCGTGATGCTTATCGACTGCACCCTAAACGCATACTCTCCCGGCCTCAAGGCAGGCCATACATAGTAAGCGCCTGTCGTGATGGCAAGTGGTGTCCATGCACTATCGGGCTGGTCTACGGTGCGCTGTTCAAGGTTGAATTCTCGAACGTTGCCTACCGGATCTTCAATGTGCCACAGCAGATCTAACTTTTGGAGAAACCCATTTGAACGGTAGGAGAGCGATGGAGAGGTGACTCCAAAGAAGTTTATCGGCTTCGGCGGGATGGCAAAGGCATTAGGTAGGTCAACTGTGTCTTGAGGCTCAGCCGCCGCACCATCATTTACTACTGCCCATTTATTAGGCATCTGCGCGATCGCGGTGATCGAGTGCGTCAATAAATCCGAATCGCTCTCACGCGCCTCAAGCACTCTGAACAATTCTGGTTCCAGCGTCACTGTGCTGACTGCGTAGGGTGAACCGACAACCGGGTCAAAATCGAGCGCGGTTGTGCATGTCAACACTGTCGCAGATGCAACCGGGTTGTCAACCGCGATCGCGCTGATCGAGTTTGAATCTGCGTTGTACACTTGCACGGTGTATGTTTTATTGGCATCGAATGTGTACGGCTCGTCGAGCTGTATCGAGGTTCGACTGGCAGCCACTAAGCGGCCTGCGCCATGCTTCGTGTCAAGCTGCCTAACATTGTCAAACACCGTGATATTATCGCCCGGTGCGATGCGTGCGCCTTCTGGCCCTGTCTCTAGCGCCACTGAGCGGTACTGGTGAAAGTTCGTTACTAAGTGGTACAGACCATACTGACGAGCCTCACTGATGTCAGAGCAGCCAAACGCGGTGATGTCTATTTCTGGTGGGACAATGCCGCGTTGCTCATGCCATGCCACAGCCGGTTGATAAATGACGCGCTCAACAATGGCATCAAAGAAGTTAGCAGGGTTCTGGTAAGTGACATTGGCAACGGCTGGCCGCTGGCCGATCTTCGTGGTGGTGTAGTTGAAGTTTCCTGAGTCAATAAACTGCTGATCCTTCGTCAATGTATTGGCATCTCCAAAACTTGCCTTGATCGCACTGGCAACGTTGTCTATCACGGGGATTACTTCTGAGCCGCGCCGCATGAGGATCGCAAATACACGACTCGCCACTGTCCTGAGAACTTCAATGGCATCCTCTTGGGAGGCGATGTTGATATTGATACTTAGCTTAGGGTTCTGCGCATCCGCCCACTGCGACAGCGCGTAGTAGTCGTAAATGTCTAGGTCAAGCGCTGGCAGGCCACACGCGGCGATGGGGTCATTGAGTAGGTCATAAAGCACCCATGCCGGGTTATCCGTCCACTCAGTCTTAAGCGTGCCGTCGAACGAGCCTGAGTACGTCCGCGTGGTGCCGTTGTAATTGGCCGGGACTTTCACCCTTCGGCCTAACCATTCGATTGCAACCTCTGGCAGACTGCTAAACTCACGCGCGTCTACATTGCGCACGCCGATAACGGCCACGCCATTAAAAGAGCCTGTGCCATAGTTGACCTCGGTTAGGGTATCCCAGAAGGTTGAGTTTTGAAGTCTAAGCGAGCCACTATCCACCGTCAGGCGTTCAACTCGCACCGTCCATGGTGCAGGCCCGGTCAAGGCGTGCCGCGTGGTTCTGACAAAGGGGCCACTAGATTTCTCGTTAGCGGTGGCATCGTGCAAGATTACAAAATTACCACCATCACTACTAAGGCTGATCCGCCATTGCACGACAGCGCCCTCAATGCCTCCATCGTTGAGCGCATTTTGTAAGGCTGGCACCCTCACCGAAACTTCAAAGGCATCGGTGTCAGTGTCTGTGATCTGCTGCTCCAACGCCACGGCATGCCTCATCTGCGTGCCTACAGAACGAGTCTGCGAAAGCTCGTTGAACCCTGGTATCACCGTCTGGGTAGCGTGGCCTGCTCTCCACTCGATATCGAGTGCATAGTTGACCGCACCCGCTGAATTCACCGCTGGCACGCCATCCAGGAAAATGTACTTACGCGCGTCGCCCGGTGGGAAGGCTTGACACTCGCCCTCGCCGATCAAATATAGCAATGAGATTTTTTGCTCTTGCCGTAAACTGTTTGGCCGTTCGACTGGCACCGGGGCCGGTGAACCACCACCATTATTATTATTGCCGCCGCCGCCTGCGCCTGATAGTCGTTGAATCATCGGTATTCTGCCGTGGTAACTTTTTGAGAGAGAAGGCTTTTTAAGGGCATAATCACCCGGCCATAAATCAAAGGCACGGGCTGATCTTCGTCGGCTGTATTGCGTAGCCCGCTGAATAAATAACTCTCCTGCTTATCGCTCTGCCCCTTCGGAGTGGACGGTGCCGGGGCTAACATCTGGGCAATGCCGCCCAGCACCATAGAAGCGCCTGCCATGGTTAGGTAGAGCTGGCCGGTTACTAAGCCCACACCGATCAACAATGCCCCACCAATGAACCGCCATATTTGCCCACCGAACGAGCCCGCCAGTACAGGCGAAACTACCACCTCGGCAACATTGCCCAGCGGCGCATCGAGCAGCGACTCCGGTAGTTCCTTGACAAAGCCCGACGCTTTAACGGCCTGACAGTGATACATCACGCCGTTCTTATCCTGGTTAAGAATGTACTCTTCAAAACCCACGATGCAAACTTTGAAGGCATTACCAAGCTCTCGCAGCGAGAGCGCCCGATAAGAATGATGTTCACCGAATCGCGCGGCTAAGTCGCCAGTGAAACGAATCTGAATTAATTCACGCATGGCCTGCGTATCTCCATATTTGATGAGTCATCCGCCTTAACAGTTTACCGTACGGCTCGATCAGACTTACGAGATGCCCAGGATGATGCATCAATAAATTCTTTTCGGCATCGTGAATTACACCAATGTGATTCGAGTTTACGGTACGCCCGCACTTGAACAATACTAAGTCGCCTGTCACGATCGCGCTGCTGTCAGAAGCAGTCACCAAGCGAAACCCTTCTAACGCGATCGCTTCCTCAAATTCGTTCCATCCGGCTTGTTGTGGTGCGTCCGTAGAGTGTAGGTAATATCGGCCTAGCTCAATGAACTTATGCAGCCTATACCAGTCTCGAATGAGGGTATAGCAGTTCTGGTATGAGGTAACCCATCGTCGGCCTGTCAGTGGCGCGATCGTGGCTGGGTCGTAGTGACTGATAGTCCCCGTCTGAGTATGAATCAGGATGCCCTGTAGGTTCGCGGCATCGAGTGTTGCAATGTCCTGTGCGCCAAACTCCATCGACTCATGGTACTCAGCTAGGCTCTGCGGGTGCGAATGGTACAAATAGACATCATTGCGTCCCTCGCTGTTTATGGCCGCGTCAATGGCTCGCTGTCCGGCCCTTGATAGCTTGAACGATTCGCGCAGATTGGGAGAGGTATTTTTAAGAGGCATCACGCCCAGCCCTGCCGACACATACCCGCATATTTCCTGATCGGGCTGTCTTAGCGCTAGCTGTCGCAGCCGCTTAACGTACCTTGATAGGTGTTGTGGATATCTTGGCTGCGGTTGAGTGTTCATCTCAGAAGAGGGTAGTTGATATTTACTAAAGGGATTAAGCGTTGTTTGCGTCGAGAATTTCACGGATGCGCCGCCGTGGAATCATCAGGTTCGCCAGATCGAAAGTGCTACCTAGAAAGAAGGTAAAGATCATTGAGTCTGTCTGATGATTTTCAATGACAAATCGTTGAACGGGAAAAATTGCAGAGGCATCCGGGTCACGTCCGCCGTCTAAATTGTCGGCATATATCCGCGTTCTTCTAATACCTGCCCCCGCTAACTCATCATCAAAATCTGTCCCCACCGCCGATACAAGTTTGTCAACATCCGCGATC